GTTCAATGTTATTCTCCTTATTTGCTTTGTGCTGGTAAGATATATTCATAAGTAGCCAAACCACTGTCTACACTAATTTGCATAGCACCTTGATCTGAAAACTTCATTACTTTGTCACCATCTAAACTTAGAATAGCAAGTGTTTGTTGTACTGGCCATGCCCATTCATTTTTAAGGCTACCTGTAACTCCTGTTGCAAATACAAACTCACCTGCGTGTGTGCTTGCATCACCAAACTTAAACTTAATATCTGTACCATCTGTTAGCACAGTAAACACAGTTTCTTCTGCGTTTGCAGTTGCCTGCATCTTAAAACGTTGTACACTTGCCATAGTAGGCGATACTTCAACGTCCCACTGGGCACCTTTAAACTTTACAGTTTTAAGTTTCTCATTAATAATTTCTGCGTTCATAAAACGATAGTCGTTTTTAAAATCGCCTGTTGCGTTTTCAAAGTGAATTCCTGTTGGAATTTGTACACCATTTCTGTCTTGACGCACAACGTCAATAGTTGCTCCGTCTTTGTATTCTGGACACTTCAAATGAATGTCTAGTTTATTTAGGTTAGGCATACCAAATGTACCCTTCATTTCTACTTGGGCGTTTTTGGTATTTGCCTGCATGATCACAGAGCGATCCTCTGCCATGCTGTCGATACCTGTTTGAGCATCATCACCGTTTACCTTAACAATGTTAAGAAAGCCAAGTGCGTGTGTATGTGCTACAATATCTTGTAAAATGTCTTTCATAGTTTTCTCCGTTCCTTATCTACTATTATATTTAGAAAATCATTCAAAGTCAAATAAATTATTGAATGTATTCTTCTGTTCGGTTGATTTAATATCCCAATCTAGAACTCCAATCAGGTTATCCAACTTCTTATCAATGATAGTTGACTCCATTTCGTCATCTTCAAAAGGAAGTTCTTGAAACCATTTTGGTAGTCTTAGTTCATCCGTTGGGTAAGCAACCGAAGTATAACCCATAGGATTGTTTTTTAGTTTACAAACGATAACTTTCATACCGTCAACAATCTGCATACTAAACTTGTCGCCATTAAGGTCTTTGAGCGTGTTCCAGTTAATACTTGCTCTAACATGACCTGGCATATTCGTTTTGCCTTGCTTTTTCTCTTTGGCTTGATATTCTGTGATCTTGTTTGCACGTTTAGGTGAACCTTTTTCCCAGCCTGGTCGTGCTTTAAATTTTGTACGGAAGTCTGTAATCATCTCAAGCACTTGTTCTTCTTGAGCACCTGTAAGCACAGCCAACAATACTTCGCTTAAAAAGTCCTGCATAAACACAGGAGTATCTGATCTTTTTAAATCAAGACCCATTGCTTTAACCTTACCCGGCTTGCCGTCTACATCAGTTCTAAATCCTTCGTTATCATAGATTAGTGCCGCATAACGTTTCTTTGTAATGTATAGTCCTTTTTCAGCAACAATTTCTCTACCTGCCGCAATTACTTCACCCCTGCTTTTAGGACAGTGAAACGCATCGCCCATAAACTTAGGAAATGTAGTGTTTGCTTCTTCACACACTTGATCATACAGTTGAATAACACTTTCTTTATTCCAAGGAATATCACCTTTTTCGATTTCAGCACGTAGGCTGGTGTAAGCACTAAAGTAAACAGAGTCAGTGTCACCGTATATAATGCTTTTGCCTACGTGATCATACTCACCAGTGATAATTTCATTCACCTTCGCACTCATGTGTTTTGCGATAGCACGACCTGTAAGTGTTGTGCTTTGACCAATACGATGATCAAAGAACCTACAGCCTGGATTAAGAATAGCACCATACAAACTGTTTAAGTTAATCTTTTTAACAAGTTGTCGCTTATCCCAGAAAGCAGTTTCGATTTTGTTACCTGCGTCTTGTGCGGCAACTTTTTTGCCTTGCATTTCTTTACGTTCAGCATACCAGCGTTTTAGTAGTCCTGGAATAATACCTTCATATTCTGTTGTAAAGATGGTTCCGTTAGCACTCAACATCCACGGTTGATTACTTTCAAAAATAAGTCTATATACTTCTGCGGCACTTAGCGTATCGCTTTCTCCGCCTTCCCAATCGATGTGGATTTCGATGTCCTTGCGTTGTTCCATTACATAGTCATATTCAAGACTGCCAAACTTACCTTCCCAAGCCGCCGCAAAGGATTTCTTTTTCAAGTGCATTTGCTCATCAAGATAACTTTCTGTATGATTCTGACGCAGTTGTCCTATAACGGTTGCCGGATCCATATTCAATGCACGAATCACTGACGGATACAGTGAGTTCAAGTCCATTGAAGCAATCCAGTCATGTAGTCCTTTTTTAGGATATGCAACATAAGCACCTGCCGCTTGTGCTGAGCCTGGCTCTCTATGTACCCTGTTAGGAACAACATAACCACGTCTGTGTGCTTCGTTAATAATTGCTTGCTCTGTAACAGCAACAGCACCCATTGTTGTTGGAAGTAACACTGTGTTTGCGTGAGCAAGTTCGTTTGCTAGATCAATAAACTTTAATTTTTTGTCTAGTTTGTCAAGCAGTGCAACGTCTTGTCTGTTGTATTCAATAAATGTTTTAAAATCGTTGTTGTAAAGTTGGTCAAGTGTGCCTTCGTAGACTGTTTTGTTCTCGCCAACTTCAAGTTCACCAATTGCATCTAATCGATATGTGTGACGTTCTTCATAGGTGTACTTACGATACAGTTCCAAACTATCCAAGTGTTGGCGTCCTATAAGATCATATGTTTCTTGTTCACGGCCATACTTTTCAAACTGTCTTTTCTTTGGATATTGATCCCACAAACAAAAACGTCTTGTATCTTCCTTAGATAGCACACGAGTAACACGGTTTACAGTATAAGGAATATCATAACCTTCGCTGTTCCAGCCACTTAAAATATCTGCGTCTTTAATTAAATCCAAAAACGTGTCGAGCATTTCGGCTTCAGTTTCAAACAGATATGTGTTAGGAAATTCTTTTACTTCTTCTTTTGCCTGTTCCATTGTTAGTGTCTTAGGCGGAAGTGCTAGTGTAATAAGACTGTCGAGCCACTGTAAGTGTACTGTAATTGCTGTAATAGCAGTAAATGGGTCTTCGGGTGAACTGTAACCACGTTCTGGATCAAAGTCAACCTCGATATCGAAAAACGCAACGTTTAGATTTGGTGCGTCTTGTCCAAGATAGTTTTCTTCAAGTAATCTGTATACAGGGTTGATGTCCGCTTCAAACAAGCCACGATGCTTGTTTATCTTTTGTTCTTTTAAGAAGTCTTTCCAACTCTTACAAACAACACGACTTACGCTATCGCCAAAGGTGCTTTTTTGCTTACCCTTAGCATCGCCATAATAGAATACATACCTTGCGGGGAATTCGCGAAACTCTCGTTCGCCTTTTTTATTTCGTTCTACAACTTTAATAATGTCTTTGTCACGATCCCAAAGTGCATCTACGTAACTCAATATCTTCTCCTATTATTTGGGTTCTGGAAACCCAACTCCCGGTCTACCATCAAATGCATGTTCTTTAGCATAAGGTCCGTTTGCATCTACATAATGTAGAAATACTTGTGCTTGAAACGATCCTTCACCTGCTTTAAAAGGCTCACGCCAGTGTTCTAGTTCTAAACCACGATAGATTACACCATCTCCTAGATCACAACTAAATGATTTTTGTTCACCGTTAGTATCTGTTAAAAGAATGGGCCATTTCCAATCTTTTTCTGTTTCTTTATAACCCCAACCTAATGTTATGGTTGCAGTTATTTCACAAGCAGGACGATCTTTGTGTTTGTGTAATTCATCACCTGGCTTGTAAAGTCTATAATATGAATATGTTGGAATAAGTTCAAGACCTGTATTTGCTTGAACATATGGTGTAGACATTAACAAAAGTGTTTCCATTAATGGATCACCGTATTTTCCATGTGTTCCAGGAACTTGTGCAGTCTGTCCAGTTTCGGGTTCAAAGTTTTGCGTCATTTGAAACACAGAATATTGTGTTGCAACATGACAAAGATCTACAGGAAGTAAATTCTTTATGTGTACGTATTTGTTTTTCTGAAAGAAATCAGAAGATTTATCTGTCATATCATTTCCTATCTATGTCATTTGCGGCTGACAAAAACCAATTGTGTCGTTTATGGCCGACTGACCTTCTTCAACATTATTTACTATTATATGTTCTGTGCCTAAAAAAAGCAAGCCTATTTTTATCTTTTACCACCAATTTGATGCAATACCGTATCCAAATACATTAACACAACTAAAGTAGAAGGTTAATAGCATTACCCATGCGGCCCCACGTCTATATGCCGCATAGCATTGTGTTATGCTTCCAACGAAAAAACCCGGATATACAATGAGCATATTAGGATCTCTAGCATTAAAAGCCAATGTTAAACTAGCACCTACAGTAAAAATAAAACTTACAAGTTCAAAATAAAATGCTGTTCTATCACTGTGGTAACTGTTTAACCAAAAATTACGGATAGCATCCAATTAAAGTTTATCCTTGCCTGTTGTAACAATGATGTTTTCCAAATCTTCAAATTCATCAACTGCTTTGTGCCATTCGCCTTTTTGTGCGATTTTAATTGCCTTGTTAATTAGTGCTGGTTTTAAATCTAGTTCTTCTGCTACTGCTTTTACAGTATCACGTAGTCCTTCTTGTAGGTCTGAAACTTCTTGCATTACAGTTACGCCTTCGTTTACAATTTGGACAAGTTTGGCCTTTTCTTCTGCGCCAAAAGTTCTATCACTCATTCGAGTCTCCTTTGTTAATAATTTTATATTGTATATAGATTTATGCTAGTTGTCAAGAACTTTAAACGGAATTGGCACCGATTTGTCTAAACAAGTAAACCAAACATTGTTAGGCCCAATATGATGATCGTTTGGTAATAACTCATTTACTGCACGATTAACACCAGGAAAATCCATATCGTGTCCACATAGCCAACCGTTTGGTTTTAGTTTTGGAGTATAATATTCAATATCACCTTTAACACTATTATAGTCGTGTCCAGCATCGATAAACACAAAGTCTAAACTAGCATCTTCGATTTGATCATGTACATGATGACTGTGTCCTTGTATTGCTTTTAGTCTAGGGCCATATTTTAAAATAACATTGTCTTTGTAAAATAATTTAATATCGTAATCTATAGCATACATTTTTAAGTTTGAAAATGCATCTAATAGATGAAATGTAGTTCTTCCGTTGCGTACACCAACTTCGCAACCTACTGTGGGGTTAAATTTTTTTAGTAAATCTGCTAAGAAATAGTCTCTTTTATTTGGACCATTATATTCTATTGTTCGTTTAATTTTAATTTTATCTTTTGCCATGCTTCTTCAAATCCGTCTTCGTGAACATACGATTCTTCGTTGTACCATACTCTTTTAAAATATGAATCATAACTGTCTAGTATGCATTCGTGTGTTGTATTAAAATGTCCTTTGACTAGCCAAAATAGTCTATAAGCCTCTTTGACATCTACATTACTCAATCTTTTAAGCCTTCGCTTTTGTCCTTGTATGCCCATTCATCTGTATGTCCAACACTCCACTTTGGATTATTTTCAACTGTATAGTTTTGTGTGCAAACTTTAAAGTCTGGTGTTTTTCTTTCTGAAGGTACTAGACTTTGATCTGTAAACACAACTCTATTGTTTGGTTGTGCCGCAAACTGTCCATTATCTAATTTTAAAATATTAAATGTTTTATGTTCGGGGTCATGCTCACTAAAGTTAGTATCTAGTGTTGAACTTTGTGCATGACAAGTATCAAGTGTAAACAAGTATTCACCTTTATGCATCTTGCGATCTTTACCAAAAAATTCGCAGTCGCATAACATAGGCTTTTTAATTACTGTAATATCATAATCAAAACAGTCCCATATTTGCAGTGTGTCTAGTGGAAGTTGATTTTCTTTGTCATAATCTTCTTTCCAAACAAAAGCACTTATAGGTAGTTTGTCGTAAAGAGCACCGTACTCAACTAACAGAGTTTCAAAGTATAATGCTTTGCTTTGTATACTTCTAATACTAATCCACATACCAGGAGTAAGTTCTCCGTGACCTTTTTGATGATCATACAGATACTCTTTTTTAACGTATACTTCTATTGGTGGTAGGTTATGTACTAGAAACGCCATTAGTAGTCCTGTTGTTATTAACTACTACTATTTAGTTTTTTTGGTTGTTACTTTTTTAGATCTGTGTAGTTTTGCGTGAGGTACTTTGAGGTTTTTCTTGCCGTATACATCACCGACTTTATGTCGATAAGACATATGTGCTGGATCTAATCCATAAAAGTAATCTGTTACTTCTTTAATTTTCATCTTTGCAGTGTTCGCATTTACAAGTTGTGCAAACATCGTTAGCACACTTTTCACACTCTTTACCGCAATGATGTTCACAACCGCAGTTTTCGCATTTACAATCAGACATAATTATCCCTCCAATTCTTTTAAGAAACTAGCAAAACCTTTTTCTAAAGATTCTTTTGTGGTTTCTTTGCGTTCTTTTTCTAAACTTAGTTTGCGTTTTTTAATTGCTTCTTTAGACTCTTTGTCTTGTAATTGTGGATTCATTTCTAAATCATGAAGTGCTTTGCGTTTTTCACGATAGTCTTCGTCACTGATTTCTGATAAACGTTGAATACTTTCTACAATTGAACTTAGTTTACTTTCAATGTTGCTTAATCTAGCATCAACTTCGCTCCAGCGATCTGTTGTTTGTGTCGGAGCAACTGTCATGTTAGGATTTGGATTTGCCGGCTGTGGACGCTGTTGCGGTTTTCCTACACCTGCTAGTGCGGCAAAGTCACTTGCACTAGTGTCACTTACACCAGGAATATGTGTTCCTTTTACACTTTCAGCAACCATACGTGCATGAGCATTTGGATCAGTTGATTGTTTGTTGCCGTATTGTTCTTTAAGTGCTTGTCCTTGTTGCATAGGATCATCCGGAACTAAACCTTTA